TCTTTTTTGCGATCCATTCCAACGCCTCTTTCTGAATGCTCTTATGATGCTTGGCAAATCCTTTCAACTCAGATAAAAATCGTTTATCTATGTTCTCAAAGGTTTCTGCTTTTAGCAACTGAGGTATGAGATTACCTAGACCAACCCTTGCTTTGACATAATCAGATGAATGTCCAAACTTGGATGCTACTTCAGTTATGGTCATTTTGGTATCAACCATATTCTTAAAGGCCATTATCTCTTCATATAGAGTAAGGTCTTTACGCATTGTGTTCTCAGAGAGTTGCAATCTAGTAAAGTCACCATTTGGTTTTGGTCTTTCAAAGATAGGTACTTCTTTAATACCTAGTTCTTGTAATGCAGCCAAACGCCTGTGTCCTGCAATTAAATAGTAATGGTCATCTATACGATACACAACCAATGGGTGAATAAGATCATTTTGGTCAATGTCTTTTACTAACTCTTTAAAAGAGTCTTCTTTCTTATCTATCTTACTTCTAACATTTCCATGTAGGCGAATGTCATTTATCGGTACGTTCATACGTCTCCTTTTATTGTATTTTGAATGTAAATATCTATTTTATCTTCAAGTTGCTTTAACTCTTGCATAGCCTTGAATCTCTCTTTGATCAGATCAACATCAGTAATGACTAGACCATAGCCATCAAACTGATGTAGTATTTGCAATATTTGTTCCATTATATTTCTTTAACATTAAATTCAATCCAATTAGCTATTTCTTTAAAAGAATATGAACGATTATCATTTAAATAGGTTATTTGATTAGCAAGTGAATTTTTTCCGCCATTAACCATTACATCTATACTTAATTCATCAGGTACTTTTTTATTGTATTCGTATGGAACATCTTCTAGTGTGGCAATGTTTTCTAAACAATTTAGTGGTATTTCACTTACTGCATGGAAAGCCACTCCTAATGCGCAAAAGTATCCACAGTCGTTATATAAAAATCCTTCATCTTGGTCATATTTGTCACTACGCAAGGCACTAACCCATTCATCTTTGAACTTTTTAGGTAATTTATATTTCATTAGTCTTCCTCCTCATAAGGTTCACAATGCTCTAAACAACTAGAACATATGTAATGATACAGTACTTTTGCTTGACAACAATCGCTTATCAGCATTTTAATTCTCCTTTTATTTGAAGTGATGTTTTAAAGGTCACTATGACCCCAGATTTGAGGGTAAATCCCCCCAAGGTGGACAGTTTTTATATATTAGGTAGTTGTGTGTAGGTAGGAGATAAACTGTCCAAAATGGAGAGATTTGTTAAGAATGTTTCAGGTGAGGGGAAACAAACAAAAACCTAAAGTTCATTTAAAATTGGCTTGAACTTCGAACTTACCATAAAGATGGCTCAAGATATTTCCGGCTTTGTTCCAGTTGCTGGGCACACAGACGGTTTTATTTCTGTTGGCTTTAATACCTTGAGCCTAAGGGATGCGGAGTCCCAAGTATAAATTATTTGACGTAGAATGGGTTTCTGATACCAAGTTTAGATAGCTTATTTTTTAGTTTAACATACCAAGGCGTAGTAGCTTCGATAAGTTTATCTTCCATATCGTGTCTTTCTCTTCTGTATTCTCCGTTCAACTCAGAAAGATGCTTTATTTGCCCTAACAACTCTCTATTTGTATTTAGCAATTGTTCATTTGTAATTAATAATTGAGCTTTAGTATTATTAAGCGTAAATATTCTCTCAGCATAGTGTTTGTATACTTTTATTGCGTTATCTGTATCTTTTAATAGGAAAGATTCTGTAATAGATTTTTTAGGTAATATCATTATTTACTCCTTTATATCCTTTTAATTATGTACTGTTAATAAAACATTTTCTTACAAAGTGGGCGTAGGTGGAATCGAACCACCACAAAATACTCTGTTTATAACCGAGTCTTTTGCTATCCTCACACGCCCATCGGTCAATCTTGAAAGAAGTCAGTTAACTCGGTCACGACTATGTAACCAAGCAACGACCAAACGAGGAAAGCGAATAAATAAGTCACTTCCCAAATACCTTCTCTCTAGCTCTAGATTGAGCCTCGTAAAGAGTTTTATATTTACTCTTAGGTACTTCTACGATAACATCAAAACCGGTGATAAAATGCCACCAGTTCTTATTTTCAGCAAGTAAATGCATAGCTTTTCTCCTTTTATGGTATAGCTTTTCTATTCAATTCATGTGTTTACTTCGAGGCAAACAGAAACAGTCCAAGTCGCTAAAATGGTACTGGAAACAACCCTCACATAAGACTGTCATATAGACTCCTTTTGTTATTATGCGAGTTTTTTATTGCAGGGATTTAAAAGAGGGAGCGTGATGCCCCCCCTTTACAACTGATAGATTCTATCTGGAACCAAATCCTAACTGGGCTAGAATCTCATCCGAATCAGAATCCTCTAAGACTGCATCAAATGATACCTTAGAGTCTGGTCTGCGATTACAGTATACATACCCATTCTTACCAACTTGGGCATTACCCTTGAATCCATAAAGGCTTGCAAATGCATCCATCTTATCCCTCATTGCGGATTGCTCCATCTCTGGTACATCAGCACACGCTATACGGTCTGTTTGCTTGATGACTGAGACTTTCTGTGCAACTGAGAGATTCTCCCACTTATCAACCTGCGGTATGGTAGTAAAGCCTTTCTTGCCTTGACCACCATCTTTACGCATCACTAAGGTTTCATCATAGCTTTGGAATAGAAAGTTCATAATTTGACTCCTGTTTATTTATTTATTTAATAGACATTATTGCCTAATTCAGCAAGGGACGAGCAATAGGCCAATCCATACCGGTTTTTTCAACTAAATATGGATGGGTTGACCATATAAGCGAGGGGCGTGGGTATCCTATATATCCCCCACACGCATTCTAAACCTATTTTTTGAAAATGGTACGTAGTGAGATGAAAGTCTGTTATTTTACTTTCCTATTGTGAAAAATAAACAAACACCTAATCTAGAGCGATTTAACCCTAAAACTGGTTTATTTGAATTAATTAGTGAGATAGACCAAGACGAGATGATAGAAATACTAGGAGTATTCAGCGCAGAAGAGAGAATTATGTATAGAACGATACAGATTGATGATTGGATGTATAATTTGAAAGGGGTTCCTCACATTGAATACGACTGATATGCATGGATTATATAACAGTATATATAATACTGTTGTATTACTACTGTTATATATATATAACAGTAATATATATGGAACTGTTACGTAACACAACAGATATATTATTTAAGTATACTATTATAACAGTTACTGTATAGATGGACTTTATTTCACGAAAATTTAAAAAAAATGATTATCAAAATGTCACCTATCCTGTATACACCAAAGAAGAAGCAAATAATAAACAAATAGAATACAAGTCTTGGAAGGAGTGTCAGGTAGGTGAATTTGGTCTTAGTGACGATGGGTATGTTTCTGAATGTATTTATCGTAAGAAGTTCAAGAACAATGAACAAGTGACCTATCCTTACGGAAGGCAATGGCTATCTAATGGTTGTTCATTAATGTATGTACCTCATAGAGATACGGGTCAATATACTCAAGTTGGTGTCCTTACGTGGGATCAACAAGAAGCAAATAAGACTAGAACTAAGAATGCAGTTAAGCTATATGCTGAGATGATGCTCAATGGAGATAATATTAATTGGGAACTGATAGGAAAAGTCTATCGAAAAGACCAAGAGCGACCCGACTTAACTGCAAAAAGACTATTCAAAAAGGAACGTATACAGAAAATGTTAGACAAAGAGATACAGAAAGCCTTAAAGCAACGAAATATAACCCAAGGGGATGTATTAGACATCTTATTAGATGGAATCGGAGTTGCAAAAGATAATAAGGATGCTTCCAACATACTTAGAGGTGCTGAACAATTTATAAAGATATTAGATATGCTACCAAAGAAGTCTATGCAGACTGATACGGTTCAGATAGATATGACCAATACTATATTGGATAAGATAGCTACGGAAGAGAAGAAAAGTTTGAAAATGTCACAGAAAAAGGAGGTTTACGATGGGGGAGATTTATACGAAGCAGAAGAGGAAGAATAAAAAAATTAAAAAATTAATTTTACTAGAGGCGGATAGTGACAAAAGATTAACATCCTTCTTAAATATCCTAGAGGCCGTATGTGAAGATATGGGGATACGGGTAACCGATGGAACTCCAGATTATACAATGGGGTCAGATTATTGAAAGGGGATTTATCCCAGGTTTTTCCCCCGTCGGTTTGGAGTAACCCCTATTGCAGTTTGATAAAATGTAATAAATGGAAAATATAAAAGAAAAAACAAAGGTTTTACAGAAACTCAAGCACGATATGATGATGTTTGGGAAGGTTTGTATGCCGAATATGTTTTCAGCAAACTCCCCTAACTTCCATTATAAGATGGCAGAAACATTAATGAACCCCGATATAAAGCAAGTAAACATTGTTGCCCCTAGAGGACACGCTAAATCATCTATTGTTGGTGGAATATTCCCACTACATCATTTAATGTTTGGTGAAGGTCAGAAATTGGTGGTTCTAGTATCTAGAACGCAAGACCATGCAGTTAAATTGCTTGGATTATTGAAGGATACAATGGATTTCTCAGATACATTCAGGTCGTTGTTTGGTTATTGGGGGTCTCATAGTGCAAAAAGCTGGTCTAAGAGTGAAATTGAGCTAAAAGATGGTTCAATGGTTATTTGCAAGGGTACTGGGCAACAGTTAAGAGGTATAAAAGTAGGAAATCAAC